GACGATTACAACTGCTATTTTGGCTGTGGAAGCAACGCCAAAAGCCATTCGCCTCATAGAGGAAGCCGAATGTAAAGAACCGCTTGAAAAGATTAAAGTAGCATGGAAATGTTATATTCCGGCCGGGGTATCTGCTGCGGCCACAATTGGGTGTATTATTGGCTTAAACAGCGCCCATACAAGAAAGAATGCTGCTTTGGCTGGTTTATATTCTCTGGCGCAAACAACGTTTAAGGAATACCAAGAGAAGGTTGTTGAGACCATCGGAGAAAACAAAGAACGCAAAGTACGGGATGAGGTTGACAAAGATAGAATTCTAAGTAACCCGCCGGCAACAGATGTTATATTCTCTGGAACTGGAGACGTTCTCTGTTACGATTCCATTACAGGAAGATATTTTAATTCGGAAATAGAAAAGGTTCGAAAAATTATAAATGAATTAAATAGGGAATTAATGACGGAAATGTTTATTCCTCTTAATGAATTTTATATTGATCTCGGTTTAAAACCAACAAAAATAGGAGATGATATTGGCTTTAATATTGATAATGGCTTACTTGATGTTAACTTTTCTAGTCAACTAACAGAAGAAGGGAGACCGTGCCTTGTCCTTAATTACAATGTTTATTCGAGATTTGAATAAATCGCGCGGAAAACATGGGTTATAACGAAAGTTATATTAAAAAAAAAGAGGAGAAGGAAATGAAAAAGTTAAGCCGTAAAGAGGTAAACGAATTAAAAGTATTGTATAAAGTTTATTTCAAACGTGTGTTGGAAGGAAAGTTAGTTGATCTTAGCATATTTAGTGAAGAAGACAAAGAGAAGCATCTCGAACAGATCGTTAAGGATCAGGAGAAGTTGGATTATATTGGCAAGATGTTGGAGGAAAATCAAACGAAAGTTGTTATTTCACCAGATACATTGTTAATCGTCGGAGCAAATCTTGTAGGGATTTTACTCATACTAAACTATGAAAAGTTAGACATAATGTCGTCAAAGGCAGTAAGTTTTATACTAAAGGCAAGAGTCTGAAAAGACTCTTTTCTTTTCTCTTTCGCACTAAAAGCAAAGCTTATAATGAAAGTTAAAAATTAAAAGAAAGAGGAAAAGGAAATGAAAAAAGAAATTAAAATTGATGGAAGAAAAGTTATTAAAACAGTTGGAAAAGGTTTACAGTTTGCGGCAAGAATTGGCGCATCAAAACTTACAAAAGATATTTTGAGCAAAGCAGTATCGGAGAATATTTCGAAGAATTTGTTTGTACAAATTGGTATGTATGGAGTAGCAGGTTATGTTGGATCAAAAGCATCGGAGTTTATTGGAGAAAAGATTAATGGATATATCGAGTTAATCGATTTATATGACAATCTTAAAAACGAAGAAATGGAGAAAGAAAATGAAAAGGCAAACTAAGAAAAACGTAGTAAATTATGGTTTGAAAGTTGCAGTTGTTCTTGAAGTTATTGGAGCTATTAGTAGCATCCCAAAGGAGAACACAGTAGTTAACAAGGTGGTATTAGTGGCCGTTTCGGCACTAGTCGGAGGTGCGCAATATATCATTGCGGACGAGATGGTTAAAGTTCTATTCGATGAATAGAATAGTATAAAGTCTAAGAGAAATCTTAGACTTTATATTTGCCACACTTTTCTCTCGCAGGAAAAACAAAGCATATAATGAAAGTTATATTAAAATTAAAAAGAGAGAAAGGAAAAAGGAAATGAAAAAGGAAATGATCGAAAGTAAGAAAGAAGCTGAGGAAATTGAAGAAAATATTGTAACAGCATATTTCAAAAGAAGTCGAGAAGATCGGATTGTAGTAAATCCAGAAGTTTTAAAGTCATATTTTAACGTGGACGATTTGAAGGAAAAAATTCACCAGGTATTGCCTAGGTAAAATTTAGGCCTAAGAGAAATCTTAGGCTTAAATTTTCATTTTTTTATTTTATTATCTCCTTTCTCGCATAAAAAACAAAGCTTATAATGAAAGTTAAAATTAAATTAAAATAGAGAAAAGGAAAAAGGAAATGAAACAGTTTTTAGTATCAACAGGTATTAAAGCAGGTATAGTACTTGTATTAAGTGCAGCATTAAAAGGTGTTGAAGAAAGTGATTCGAAGTGTCAATTAATTGCTTGTGCAGTTATGGGCTTTGGAGCATGTGTTGCTGGTTGTGTAGTAACAGATAAATTCGTCGAAAAGTTATATGAAGACGAATAGTAGTCAAATAAGAGTCTAAGAGAAATCTTAGGCTCTTATTTTATCAAAAGGAGAATTAAAATGACAGGTTGGATTTTGTTTTTATCGTTATTTAGTTTTATGTTTGGAATAGTTATTGGATGGTTTTTTTTGTATATGGGCTCTTGCAAATTATGCGGCAAGAAATATACTTAAAAAGGAGGAAAATGAGTAAAATTAATAGTGAAGGCGGGCTTAATATTGGGCCCTTATATATGAAACGAATGATTCAAAAATGGTTTGATACCTATAGTGATGCCGAGATTTGGATGTTAAATTCTGGGATGGTCACAGATCAAACTATTTATAAAGAAGGGGGGCGCTATTTCATATTTATAGAAGAACTAGAAAAATAGCTCGCGAGAAAAACAAAGCATATAATGAAAGTTAAATTAAAAATCAAAATTAAAGGAGAAAGAAAATGAAAGACATGTTACAGAATATTGTTGTGAAGGCAGTTGAAGTAGTCAAAGAGCACCCCGTAAAGGTTGCAATTATTGGCGCGTGTGTTATCGGAGGAGCAATTGCTCTAAAGATGTATATTGGACAAGGGTCCAATGAAGTGGAAGATTTGGTTGAAGTCGCAGTGGACTCGATTGAATCCTAGCAGGAGGAAAAGTAGTACAAGATTTTACTCTTGTACTGCTTTTTTAATCGACAAAAGGAGGCGATATGGATCTTGTACCAGCATTGGCAATTAATCTTAAGGATTTTGACGCACATGATATCCTAACAGGAAAATTGTGGCGAATCAGCGAAAAAATAGATGGAGTCCGTCGCCTCTTTTATAAAGATGATAAAGGAAGAGTATCATGTTACAGTAGAACCGGAAAGAAAGATATTTGGCTTACTCATATAACATCGTATTTAGAAAATCCTTGGTTCCCATCGGATATGGTTTATGACACAGAACTAGTAGACAAAGCGCTTTATTTCTCAAATCAAGAAAGCTTTATTTTGCGTTCCGAAACAACCGGCAAAGCATCACAACAATATCCAGATAATAAACAAGATTTATCGGCAATTTGCTTTGATATGTTCGGTTTAGATGGAGACCTTAGAATAGGCGAAGATAGAGAAACATTATTAACTGAGCTTTTTGGGCGTTCTCCATTGGGTGGCCCTATATTTAAGGTTCCTGTGCATGGGATATTAGATGGTGCAGATACTACAATGTTAACATATTTGATGGACGGCGTGAAAGCAAGAAAGCGGGAAGGCCTGATGCTGATGAATTTAGACGCCCCATATGTTCCTGGAAGAAGTAGCGAGCTAGTTAAAGTAAAGCGTGCCGAAGAATTTGTAGGACGTGTTATTGATATGGAATATGGTGCCGCTGGAACAAAAATTGAAGGCGGCATTTCTGCTCTTATTTGTGAGGTTAAAGGATGCACAGTACCAGTTCGTGTTGGTAGTGGATTCACAAATAATGAGCGTAAATATTTTATAGAAAATCCGCCGATTGGTAAACTAATAGAAATTGATGCGTTTAGTAGATCAAGAGATAAGCATGGTAATGTTTCACTCAGTATGCCGATATTTAAATCCTTAATAATGAAAGAAGGTATATAATATGTCAGAAACGAAATTGATTCGGGATTTTGAATACCCATCAAATTCAGAAAAAAGCAAGAGAGTAGTAGTTGAAGATCTGATTAAAGAAAAGAAAGTCGAGCAAGTTGTAACCGGTTCGGTGATTAGACAGAAAAAATCCCTGGGGCAAAAATTCTCAGAAGCATTTTTGGGCGATGATGCCAGAAGCGTTGGAGATTATATTCTCCATGATGTTCTTATTCCGGCCGCGAAATCTACATTAAGTGATATGGTTGGCGGCGGGATTGAAATGCTTTTATTTGGAGAACGCAGGCGCGGCGGGAGCAGTATTTATAGAGATCGCGACAAATCATATTACCCATATAATAAAATCAGCAAAACCAGAGACGATCGAGAGCCAATACGAGTTAACCGGTCTAAGATAGATCTTGATGATATTATCATTGAGAGCCGAGGAGAAGCAGAAGAGGTTTTGGATAGTTTGGTCGAACTTATTCAAACGTATAATGTTGTATCTGTCGCAGACTACTATGATATGGTTGGCATTGAATCAAATTTCACCGATAATAAGTACGGATGGACAAATCTTAGAGAAGCGACCGTTGACCGAGTTCGTAGAGGATATTGCATCCGGCTTCCAAGACCAAAGGAGATTTAAAATGGATATGTTGGAATTAAGAAGAAAATTATATTTCAAATACCCAGGAGAAAAGTGGAAAAAAAAAGTTGATCGCATGACCGATAGTCAACTGATCGCCGTCTCAAGATCTATCATAGAACGGGATGAGAAACGGAAAGCGAAAGAGAAAGAGAAAGAGCCAAAACAGCTATCTTTATTTGACGACTAATCACTTATATTCGTCAGTTAAGGCTTCGGTAGCTCAATGGTTAGAGCATCGCTCTTATAAGGCGCAGGTTGAAGGTCCGAATCCTTCTCGAAGCACCATTTATATTTGAAAAAGGAGAAAAATGTCAAACAAAATTTTACAATTAAATTCTAAAAAAAGTACTTTTGAAACCCGATTACATGCCTATAAAAGAACAATCATGCTGACTACATTTCTTTCTCCATCTAAGGATTATGAAATTGCTGCAACAACCAATATTGTAGAAACAATTACTGTGGACGAACCAGGAACAGCATTTCTTTATTGTTCAGAGGATGGGGCGAATATGTTACCTGGTGACACAATTGTAGTCAGGCGCGAAATAACTCAAACACTTACAGCAACAGATTCTATGTCGTTATATTATGGAACAGACTTAAAAAACCTAAAGATGATGCATAAGCATATTGTATCTATCGCTAAAGAGCATCTTAAAACTGTTGGCGATTAAATGATCTCGCTGTTTAAAGATTTAGAATTTATTCCATTTGCTAAATAAAAAAGGAGAAAAATGCCATCACAGCCAATTGATGTAAATATGTTTGGTTTTGAATATAGTTTTGAATTTCGATCAGTAGGTAGCATCTTTTCTGGAAAATTAACCACAATCGAAGCCAATAGAGAAGATGCCGATAAGCGTTTTGCTTCAAAACTTAAAAAAGAATGCATCGATCAAGAAGATGTTATTTCTACTGTCTGTAAGGTAAAAGTATTCTCAAAAGAAGCGCAAAAGGATTGGTGCAGACCGGGGATCATTAATTTTGAAGCCGAGCCGATCCTTACCCAAAAATAAGTATATTATAGAAAGAATAAGATGAATCTTATACAATTAGAAATGGGAATGGAAAGATTAGCCAATGCAATAAATAGGGCAGATGATTCACTATCATATACAAGTATGTCTATTTCAGAATCTTTTAGTACATTAGAAGAGTCTCGACGAAATGGAAAATGGAAATGTGAATATTGTAACGCCATTAATGGCGAAGAAGATAATAATTGCCATCATTGTGGGGCATCTGGAACATTATTTTTATAAAAGGAGAAACATGTTTGATCGCCATCTATACGACAGAATGTTAAAAAAAGAATCTATCGAAGATAAAATTGTTAATATGCGTGCTGGAGCATTCTTTTTACTTATAATTATTAGTCTCTTGGCGCTAGTCGGAGTATTATATATGCTACTAACCGGAGTATAAAATGTCACCATTTGAAGAAGCTTCTCTAACTAAATCATTTATTGTTCGTGGATTCGCCAATGATAAATGGGAAACTTACACAATATTACAAGCATTTACATTGCAAGAAGCATGGGCAAAAGCACTGCACAGATATCAAGATCAAGAACCATTGATTGTTATGAGACTTGATTTATGGAATTTAACAGAAATAGATATTCAAAAAAACATCGAAGCTCTTGTTTTATCTAAATATGCGAGATAACTAACAAGACCAGACACGCTTAAGCCGCCCTGACTGCGTACCCCGTCTGGTTATGATAGAGTACAATTCAGGGCACTTTATTTATATTCTAAAGGAGAATGAAATGGAAGATCATCACGAAAAACCTAAAAAAGAAGAAATTGATCGAACAAAATTATCACCAACTGCAACTGAATTGATTGCAAAATATGGAAATGCATCCACAACTATTGGTGGGACATTTGTATTGGTTGGCGATTTTGACTATCGAGATAAAGCTAAAAAAGAGCTGGAAGACTATATTTATAGTATCGAATTAAAACTTAATAATACTAAGTTCCATGCCAAGTCATTACAAAAACTGCTTACTGAGAGTATGGATAATGTTGTTGAGTTAAAATCTAAGTTTAAAAAAGATGTTACGCCTTATAAATATATTGAAAAATTCATAGATCATAATGGCGACATAGTGAGTTGATTAACTAGAGAAATGAAACTGGAAAAATTACACTCGCTACATATAAAAGGAAAAAAGAGGAAGCAAAAGGAGATTAGCATGAAGGACAATGAATACGAAACCATTGATATTTTGACAGATCTTTTCACATATATTACGGTTGGCGCAGCAGTAATTATGATTGTTAGTCTGCTAATCAGAGCTGCGTTTTAGGAGAATAATGGAAACAGAAATTAATGCCGAAACAAAGAAATGCCTTGCTTGTAATGGGCGAGGCTTTCTTATATTTAAAGATGGCCGACAAGAAAAATGTTTGAAATGCCATGGAACTGGAACAATTAGTAAAATGCTAATCTTAGCAAGAAAAGAAATGGAAAAGCAAAAGAAAACATGCCCGAAATGCCACGGGACCGGACGGATCAAAGTTAAGGATATTTCAAACCGGATGATAAAAAGTGAAAAATGTCTGCAATGCAAAGGAACTGGAAAAATTAAAAGGGAGATAAAATGAAGAGTTATGGTGGCTGCAATTTTCTTATTGATATTCTGTTAACGTTCCTAACAGGAGGGCTTTGGCTTATATGGATCTTTGTTCGTGAACTACGAAGGAAGCAATAATGCACATAGAACTGCTTGCGCATGGCCAAAAATATTTAGGGGAAATGGAATTAAAAGTATCTGGGAAAGCATTGCTTGATGATTACAAGCGATTGCTATTCGAGAATAACTCATTGACAGATTATATTTCCGAGCTTTCGCAGGCAGTTGGTCTGATAACAACTTTGAAACCAACAATGGAGATGGATGCTGACCATCCGCTTGATATGGCAAAAGAAGTTGAAGCATATGTGACCGCTCGCATCACCAAGTTGGAGGCTACCATCGACAAGTTGGAGACAAAGAATTGCCCAGCATGTGGGGGTATTTTGCATTTAGAGGAATTGGAAATAGAATCTGCTTAAAATGTAATGGAACTGGAAAAATTAAAAAGGAGAAGAAATGAAAAGATATGGTTTGATTAATTTCGCAATTGATGCGATGCTCACTATTTTTACTGGTGGGTTATGGCTTATCTGGATCTTTGTTCGTGAACTACGAAAGAAGTAACAATGCATCTAAAACAGCTTGCACATGGTCACAAATATTTATACAAAGAGCCTGTAATGTATATGGTCGCACCAGCACCAGAAACTCATCTCCCATTTATATCTGAAGAGGTTAAAGAGTACTCGGATTATGATCTTCTAGACTTATTTGAACGCGACGGCATCTCAAAAGCCATTGTTATTAGTGGGTTGGATAAAGACAAGGAAATGGTCGAAGTGCGGGCATTCATATTTGCGGCGAGAAAACGTTTTGATCCGGGAACTCGCCCAAGAATTATTATATACACGAAACATACAATTGACGATCTTAGACGCAAATCATTTACTGGTCTTGAATCTGAGATGCTGCAATATGGTCATTGCTTTCTTATAACCAAAAGAAAAGACATGTATGATCAAACAGAAATGTTCAAAAAATTAGGACTTGGGTTTCTTAGTGAAAAACTGGAAATTCATAGTTATATGGGCCATCAGTATGAAAAACTGGAAATTCATAGTTATATGGGCCATCAGTATGAATAGGAGAATGCATGTCAAATAAGGTTTATATTTTAAATAAATTGGCAAAGCAAAAAAATGCAGAAGAAGCATCAAAAGCCTTAGAAGAAGAAGCAAAACGTCAACTTCTTTGGGGCATTAAAAAAGATCGCACCGAAACAAATAAAAAAGTAGAAGAAAAAAGCGAGCTAGAATTAGAAGATTAGCTCGCAAGATTTACAAAGCATATAATGAGATAGGTATATTTGCTAATTAGAGCAACCAATACCTATCTTATTATTTTATCAATTATTAAGGAGAATCATGGACACATCATTAGCACAAAATGTTGGTAGTAAACTTGCTACCTTCGGAAGTAAAGCACTTTTTAAAGTAAAGAATGCATCCCCAGAAATTCTAATTGGGGCAGGAATTGTTAGTATTGGGGCAGGAACTGTATTGGCTTGCAAAGCAACTCTTAAAGCCGATGAAGTTATTAATGAGCATACATATAGGATGTCCTCAATTAAAATAGCAAAAAAAGAATATGTGGATTCATATTCTGATAAGGACGAACTCCAAGATAAGGTTACAACTTATGCTCAGACGGCTGTTGGTTTTGCGAAGTTATATTGGCCCGCCGCGGTTCTTATGACCGGTGGAGTTGTTTGTTTGCTCAGTGCTCACGGCATTATGAAGCAGCGAAATGCAGCACTTGCTGCGGCATATGCTGTTGTAGATAAGGCATTTAAAAGCTATCGTGGGCGAGTTGTTGACGAGCTTGGCAAAGACAAGGATTATCATTTTATGTATGATACTGAGTATCAAACGGTCACTGAAGAAGTTGTTGGAGAAGATGGCAAGAAAAAGAAAGTAAAGAAAGAAATCCAAGTCGCAAAGGCCGACCATGGAGAGCCAAGTATGTATTCTCGATATTACGAGAAACAAGAATTTCGGGATGACGGAACTTATACTGGATCTTCTCAGTGGTGCCAGACACCGACATATAATGCCTCGCATCTTGCTCTTAAATGTAAAGTTCTAAATGATCAGTTACGATCTCGTGGATATTTGTTCTTAAACGATGTATACGAAGAACTTGGTTTCCCAAGAACACAGGCCGGACAAGTTGTCGGATGGGTTTGGGATGGAGACGGGGATAATAATGTTTCTCTTGGAGATTATGTTGATACGCTTGTGGATCCAACTGTGCCGGCCGCAGAAAAGGACTACATGCATACTCATGATCAGTCAATTCTGCTAGACTTCAATGTTGACGGTGTTATTCTAGACCTACTCAAAGATTAAGGAGCCACAATGATAACCCTGTTGCCATTTAGACCGCCCAACACAGATCGGCGGCCAGCTACCAGGGCACTGTTACTTGTAGATTATAGTAATCTCCTTTATCAATCATATTATAGTGGATCTAAAGGCTGGGTTGACCGTCCATGGTTGCCTATTTTACGTTTTATGAATTCTCTCCGGCTATGTACTCAGCGCTCAAAAGTCGACGGGGTGCCGATAGAAGTTATATTTGCCGGAGAGAGTCGTAAAAAGCTCGAGCGGACAAAAATGGATGCCACATATAAAGCTCAACGCAGCCCAATTGATCATGATGTCTTTCGCCATTTTCGAAAGATTATGGCTCTTATTATTGAAGACATGGGCACCAAAATATTGAGTAGGGACGGCGCAGAAGCCGATGACGTTATTGCTAGTATTACTGGAAGTGTTTGTAATGAGTGCACTTGCTTAACTAAACGCTTGTGTTCAACTTGTTATCATAAAGATCAACATACAACCGATGTAATTATATTTACTAACGATAGAGATCTAAATCAGCTTCTGCGTTATGATAGATGTTATATTTATAGAAGTCCTGGAGTATTCTATACTAGACAGAACTTCATAGATGAATATGGTTTTCCCCCAAATAAATTTAATCTATACAAAGCAATGGTTGGCGATAGTTCTGATAATATTTCTGGAGTTAATGGAATTGGACCAGTAAAAGCCAAAGAGCATATTAAGAACGGCACGACTCCAACGGACGATCCTGAATTTCAGAAATCGCTTGCTCTTGTAGAATTAGATTATGATTTGGATGTGCCGATAGAAGGAGCAATACTGGAATTTGATGAATTACTTGGTAAAAGCAGAAATGATATTCTTGATGCTTATGGAGATCACCCATATGCGATTGATGAAATTCATCTCGGATTTTTAATGCTAAGAGAGGCATATAATGATGCAACGCGGAGCAATAGAATTTTGTGAAAGACTATTCACAGTACCATCTATATTTGATTCAAGTTATCCGCCTGATAGCGGGCCATCCGCTTTTTGGAATAGAAAAGAAAATGTATGGATTGATGACAATGGAATTGTGCTCAATGATTTAAAAGATATGGGCTTTAGCGCCCGAATGAGAGAAACAATATTAATGCATATTCACCAACATGAGGAAGATGAGTACGTTGCACTTGTAAACGACTTTGGAGACCAGGTTGAATTATTTTGGCAAAAGGAGAATTAAAAATGAATGACACCAAAACAGTATTGCCGTTTGTATTGGCATTTGGTCTTGGGGGTTTCTTAGGATATATTATCACCAAGAAACTATTAGCTGAGAAATATGCAGAAGATGCGCAAATAGAAATTGATGAACTGAAAGCATATTATCACAATAAATATGAAGGCGAATTAACCAAGAAAACACGAACGGTTCTTAAACATGTAAAACCCGATCTTCATACATTTGTCACAAAGGATGAACCAATGGAATATGATGACATAGATGAAGAATCAGATGCAAAATTTTATAGAACAGATGAGGAGGAAGAACAAGCTCTAATGGATGAAGAATTATCTTTGGCCGCACAAGAAGAATTGAATGAAGATCTTGTTAATCGTTATAAAGATCCGAAAGAACCATATTTAATCGATTATGCAGAATGGGCAAAGCCCAGCGAGATATTTGATAAGGTTGATTTGTATTATTACCGATCAGATGATATTCTATGTGATACCAAGGATTCAATCATTAAAGATCCGGAAGAAATTCTTGGGTGGGATTGGCTTAACGAGATGCAAAAAGAAACAACACTATTTATTCGTAATGAAAAACTTGCAATTGATTATGAAGTCTACTCGCTTGGACTGGCATATTCCGAAGAAGTGTCCTCGCGGATTGAAACAGATCGTGAGCGCAAGTATCGCAGAACTGCTCGTGCTAAGAAAGCAATGGATGATATTGCTACTGAACATATTGAAGATCGCGATGAAGATGGTGAGTATGTTATTACGCGCCCGGAAAAGGCCAAGAAGACGACAACTCGTCACAGCAATAACTATTATGACTATTCAAAAGTCAAAAATATTGAAGAGGCCGAAGAACTAGACGACAAAGAATAATCCCTAGCAGAGGCTTCACAGCCTCTGCTTTTTGTCTAAATTTTAAAGAAAGGAGGATATTATGCATGGAAACAGAAAGAAAATATTACAATTATTTGGTTCGCTTAATAAGAACTCCAGAATCTAATAAGTATGCATCGCTTTTAAACCGTTTATGGAAGAAAGAGTATTATAGTATTATTCCTAATGACCAGAACCGAGAAAAAGATGGTTTATATTTGAGACAAGAATTTGGTCTTGACCTTGATTTGGGCCCATGTCGGGTACTAGAAATGTTAATAGCATTAAGTAGACGAATAGAATTTCAATTATATGGGACGGACTATGATAAGAGCTATAAAAACTTATTCTGGGAGCTAATAGACAATCTAGATCTAACAAGATTTGATAATTTAGAAGCTGCGAAGGACGAAATATATCTTGAAATAGACCACATTTTAACCAGCTGGATAGAAAGACGATATTCTCCTAATGGTAGTGGAGGGGTGTTTCCGCTTAAAAAATGGAGAACTGGTGCGTCAATAGACCAAACAGAAGTTGAGATTTGGTATCAAATGATGTTATATTTGGGTGAAAATTATGCAATTTAATGAAAAAAGTAGCAAAAAAGTGTAAAAGTAGCGTTTTAAAAACGCTACTTTTGGCAAAAAATGCTACCTTTTTTGAATAAAATTGCTAATTTTTGGCAGAAAACCATAAAAGAGGTATTATATTTCATCGTTTTTGGCACTTTTCTTGATAAAAACACTGCTTTTTGTGTAAAAAGTAGCAAAAAGTAGCAAAAAAACGCTACTTTTCAGTTTATCCTACAAAATTTATTTTAAAAAAAATTATATAACTAACATGAAAGTAGCAAAAAAAACGCTAAAAACGCTACCGGATCATATGTCTTAACAGAAAGGAGGTCCTTTATCACCATATGGATTTTTTAGAGATTATCGAAAAGAGAACTACAAATAATAGCAAAACAAGGCAAGCAGGAACCATTGATATTTACCCAGATTTCAAAGTATGCAAAAGTAAGGACCTTATGGTTCGAGGCCATTCTTTTTATGCTATCTGGGATCAAAAACAATCAGTGTGGATAACCGACGAAATGGAAGTAGCGCGATTGGTTGACCAAGAGCTTTATAATTATAGAGAACAAAAACTAGGAGGAGAAGAGAATGTAAATGTCCGAACTCTGGGAAGTTATTCATCTGGATCATGGAATCAATGGATTAAATATATTAAGAGCATGCCAGATAACTATCGTGAGATTAACAGTAGAATATTATTTGCCAATGACAAAATAACGAAGACTAGCTATTCAACACATAATTTGCCATATAGTCTAGAGCCAGGGTCAACAAAAGCATATGATCGATTAATGTCTGTATTATATGAGCCAGAAGAGAGAGAGAAGTTAGAGTGGGCAGTTGGCGCAGTATTAACTGGCGATAGCAAAAAGATACAGAAGTTTTGTGTCCTTTATGGTGAAGCTGGAAGTGGTAAATCTACATTTCTTAACTTATTGCAAAAACTAGTTAATGGGTACTATATTGCGTTTAATGCTAAAGCATTGGTCGGTAACAACAACATATTTGGGACAGAAGTATTTAAGAATAATCCTTTAGTGGCGATACAACACGATGGTGACTTAAGCAGAATTGATGATAATAGCACACTGAATTCAATCATATCCCATGAAGAGATTATTATAAATGAAAAACATAAGTCTCAATATTCTATGCCAATCAATTGCTTCCTGTTTATGGGCACAAACAAACCAGTAAAGATTACGGATAGCAAGTCGGGCATTCTCAGAAGACTTATTGATGTGCGACCAAGCGGCCGAAAGCTTTCTCCAGAAGAATATGATTCAGTTACTGATGAAATAGACTTTGAGTTAGGTGCGGTTGCTTATAAGTGCATTGATATTTACAAGAATCGTGGGCCCAAGTATTACAATTCGTATCGGCCAAAAGAGATGATGTTCCAAACAAACATTGTATTTAATTTTGTCGAAGAGAATATGTATTATTTCCAGAAAGAAGCAGATGTTGTTCAATTGAAACAGGCTTACGATATGTTCAAACAGTTTTGCTCTGATACTACAAGTTCCACAATGATAATGCCAAGGCAAACATTTAGAGAAGAATTAAAAGCATATTTTGATAATTATGCTGAACAAAAGAAAGTTGGAGATAAAGTTGTTAGATCTGTATATTGGGGCTTTAATACTGAGATGATTAGTAATAGAGTTACTTATAAGGTTGAACCGGCACAAAAGAGCGATCTGGCTTTAGACAAAACCGAATCTATATTTGACAAAGAACATGCCGATAACATGGCGCAATATGCTAATGATAATGGGACTCCATATTTCAAATGGGCAGACTGTAAAACCGTTCTTTCTGATCTAGACACATCTAAACTTCATTATGTAAGACTCGATGAAAATCATATTGTCATAGATTTTGATTTGAAGAATGAAAAGGGGGAAAAAGATAAAGAATTAAACCTTGCGGCAGCAAGCAAGTGGCCAGAAACATACGCAGAATATAGTAAAAGCGGAGCAGGCATTCACCTACACTATATTTATGATGGAGATGCAAAGGAGCTTAGTCGTATATATTCCGATGGAATTGAGGTTAAAGTATTTGTTGGGAATAGCAGTTTAAGAAGGCAATTGAGTTTATGCAATGATTTACCAATTGCTCATATTTCAACAGGCCTGCCAGTAAGAGAGAAAGGAGTAAAAAAGATGATGGATCAGCAAGTAGTTAAAACCGAGAAAGCGCTAAGAGATTTGATTCAGCGGAATCTTGATAAGGAGATCCATCCGGCGACAAAACCAAGCGTTGATTTTATTAAAAAGATATTAGATGATGCATATGCATCGGGTCTTGTGTATGATGTTAGTGATATGAGGGGGCGAGTATTATCATTTGCTATGAACTCTACTAATCAGGCCGAAGCATGTATTGCTCTTGTCTCCAAGATGAAATTTATATCTGAAAAAAATAGTGCGCCGATAGATAATTATGGAGCGTCCGAGATTGTGTTCTTTGATGTAGAAGTATTTCCTAATCTATTTATTGTTGTGTACAAAGTTGCTGGAGAAAATAATAAAGTGGTCTCTCTTATTAATCCTACACCAGAGCAGATTGGAGAATTATTTAACTTTAAGCTTGTTGGTTTTAATAACCGACGGTATGACAACCATATTCTCTATGCTCGCTATATAGGCTATAATAATGAGCAGTTATATAATTTAAGTAAAAAGTTGATTGGCTCTACTTCTGGAGGCCCGTTCAGAGAAGCATATAATTTGTCGTATACAGATGTCTATGACTTTTCTAATGTAAAACAAGGCCTTAAAAAGTTTGGCATAGAACTTGGTATGCACCATCAGGAATTTGGGGAAAGATGGGATCAACCTGTTGATGAAAGTAAGTGGGAAATGGCAGCTCAATATTGCGCCAATGACGTATATATTACAGAAGCAGTATTCAACAGTAGAAAAGCAGATTGGGCGGCTCGACTTATTCTAGCAGAATTAACTGGTATGACGCCAAATAACTCCACCAATCAACTTGTAGGCAAACTTATATTTGGAGATGATCGGAACCCGCAATTGGTTTACACAGATCTAAGCGAAACATTCCCTGGGTATGAATGGAAACAGTTAAGTGACGGGACGTTTCATAATATGTATAGAGGGGACGATATTGGTATGGGCGGCTATGTCTATGCAGAGCCCGGCATATATACCGACGTTGCTCTTATTGATATTGAGTCTATGCACCCAACATCATTAATTAATATGAACTACTTTGGAAAATATACTAAAAACTATGCAGATATTAAAGAAGCGAGAATAGCAATTAAACACGGCGATACTAAAAAGATATCAGGAATGTTTGATGGAAAATTGAATAAATATCTTAAAGATGAATCTATATTAGATGATTTGTCATTTGCGTTAAAGATTGCTTTAAATTCAACCTATGGTTTAACATCGGCAAGATTCGATAATATAATGAAACATCCAAAGAATGTTAATAATATTGTTGCTCTTCGTGGTGCACTATTTATGCGGACCCTTCAAGATGAAGTTCAAAATCAAGGGTTTATTGTCGCACATATTAAGACAGATTCAATAAAGATTCCGAATGCCACAAAAGAAATAATTGATTTTTGTAAGGCGTTTGCAGAAAAATATGGGTATGTGTTTAAGCATGAAGCGACATATGAAAAATTCTGTTTGGTTAATGATGCTGTATATATTGCAAAGCATCAAGGTGGCGGATGGACTGCCACTGGTGCTCAGTTCCAACATCCTTATATATTTAAGAAGCTATTTAGTAAAGAACAGATAGAATTCATAGATTTATGTGAAATCAAATCAGTTACTGGAGAGTCTTCTTTATATTTAGATCTAAATGAAGGCCTTGATAAAGATGAGCACAATTATCAATTTGTTGGAAGAACCGGAGAGTTCTGCCCAATAAAAGAAGGCTCTGGGGGAGGCCTATTATATAGAGAAAAGGATGGCAAGTATTTTGCTGCTACAGGAACCAAAGGATATCGTTGGTTAGAATCAGAATCTATTCGTAATCTTCATGCCGAGGAAAAAATTAATTATAGATATTTTGATGAGCTGGTTGATGAAGCCGTTCAAACCATAAATAAATTTGGTGATTTTGAGCAGTTTGCTGATTAATTATGAAAAGGTATATTTAAAAAGGAGAAACATGGCAACACGAGTTATGGATAGTATTAATATTTCAAATGCCCGAATCGGTTTTAGGAATTTTTCGGGAAAAGAGGGGCAATTCAATCCTGCCGGTAATAGAAATTTTGCCGTATTTTTAGATGACATAAATGAAGCAAAAAAATTAGAACAAGAAGGTTGGAATATTCGTTGGCTTAAATCAAGAAATGAAGATGAAGAAGAGCAACCAATTCTTTCAGTTAAAGTTGCTTTTGGGGCATATCCTCCGAAAGTTGTTCTTGTTACTGGTAGGGGACTTTCGCAAATTGGTGAGGAAGAAATTAGTATTCTTGATTGGGCCGACATTAGATCTGTAGATTTAACAATTAGACCATACAACTATGAGGTTCGCGGCAAGACCGGCGTAAAAGCATATTTAAAAACGATTTATGTTGTGCTACAAGAAGATCAGTGGGAATCGAAATATGTCAACGCACCAGATTCTGCACAAGAAACTATTTGTGATCCTGGATATGAATATCGTGATGGTTCTTGTATGAGAATTGCGGATTAATTGGTATGTTAAATCTCTATGATCACCAAAAGCGAGCCATAGAGAAGTTAAAGCCCGGGTCGGTTCTAGTCGGCGGTGTCGGCTCGGGCAAAACATTAACCGCTCTAGTATATTTTTTTGAAAAGGTTTGCGGAGGCAAAACACCACAATCAAATGATAACACTTATATTCCAAGGCGCATAGAAAAAGATTTGTATGTAATAACAACTGCTAAAAAAAGAGATAGTTTTGATTGGGAAAAAGAAGCAGCAAATCTTCCATTAGAGATCGCCGCAGTTGATAGCTGGAATAACATAACAAAGTATGTTGGGATTAAAGATGCATTCTTTATATTTGATGAGCAACGACTTGTCGGCAATGGCGTATGGGTAAAATCATTTTTAAAAATTGTTAAGAATAACCAATGGATTTTACTAAGCGCAACCCCAGCTGATACTTGGATGGATCTTGTTCCTCTATTCATAGCGAATGGTTTTTATAAGAATAGAAGCGAATTTCTAAGAAGACATGTTGTGTATAGTAGATTTTCAAAGTTTCCAAAAGTAGAAAGATATTTGGAAGTTAGTAGACTTATAGCCCTTAGAGATTCTATACTAATAAATATGCACTTTGAAAGAAATACTGTTTCTCATGAGATTAATGTGATATGTAATTTTAGCAAAGAAAGGCAACGGCAGTTGATAACAGATCGATGGAACATATTTGATCAAGAACCCGTTAGAGATGTATCTCAACTTTGTTACCTTTTGCGTAAACTTGTCAACTCAGATATAGATAGGCTTGTTAAACTGAATGAGCTTTATGCTCGTCATAAGAAGATCGTTATATTTTACAATTTTAATTATGAGTTGGAAATCTTGAGAAAATTTTCGCATGATAATGGAATACCGTGTTCGGAATGGAATGGACATAAGCATGAGCCAATTATGGAAACCGATTCGTGGTTATATTTGGTTCAATATGCTTCTGGAGCAGAAGGATGGAATTGTACAGAAACAGATACCATTGTATTTTATTCTCAAAACTACTCATATAGAATTATGACTCAAGCGGCCGGAAGAATAGACAGATTGGATACGAAATATATTGATCTATATTATTACAAGTTTATTAGCAATTCTATTATTGATCTTTCTATTGATAAAGCGCTTAAGAACAAACAGACATTTAATGAACACCGTTTTATGCGCATTTAGATTCGCGGCCAAAACTTATGCTATAATGAGAGAGAAGGTGTCTAAAACATATTCTTTCTTTTTGAAAGGAGCATTATGTTAGAATCCGATTTTCAGTCTAAATTAATTAAAGAATTAAAAAGCAGATTCCCTGGATGTGAAGTATTAAAGAATGATAGCAACTATATTCAAGGAGTCTGCGATTTAATTATTTTATTCGGAAATAAATGGGCAATGCTAGAAGTGAAAGCAAACGCAACTGCAAAGCGGCAATCAAATCAAGAATATTATGTAAAAAGATATAATAAGATGTCATATGCAGCATTTATTTATCCAGAAAATAAGGAGAAAATATTAAATGAATTGGAACAATCATTCATCGCTTAAAGATCAACACGCATTTCTATCTGCATCAAAGTACCATTGGGTAAACTATGATAATGAAAAATTAGATAGCGTATATTTATCTTGGCTTGCGATTCAAAAAGGAACAGAGCTCCACGAGCTAGCTTCCAAATTAATAGATATGCGACAGAAACTTCCAAGAACACAAAAGTCATTAAATTTATATGTTAATGATGCCATTGGATTTAAGATGTTAACAGAACAAACATTATATTATTCTGAAAATTGTTTTGGAACAGCGGATTCTATTTCTTTTAGAGATAATTTTCTTAGAATTCATGATCTTAAAACCGGAAAGACACAAGCATCAATTAAACAACTTGAAATCTATGCCGCTTTATTTTGTTTGGAATATGACTTTAATCCAAATAGCATAGATATAGAATTGCGAATTTATCAATATGATGAGGTTTTGGTTCATGAACCAGAGCCAGAAGAACTAATGTATATTATGGATAAAATTAAAGAATTTGACAAGAGAATCGAAATACTGAAACAGGAGGAATAACATGAGCGAACTTAAGCATTATGGCGTCCCGAGAAGATCAGGAAGATATCCTTGGGGTAGCGGAGATGACGGCTATCAAAGAAATGCGCCACTTAAAGCAAAAGTTAATGAACTCAGGAAAAGCGGATATTCTGAAACACAAATAGCTAAAGATTTAGGATTTGACTCAACAACCAAACTTAGATCAGAGATCTCATTAGAAGGCGCTGCTCAAAGAAAGGCCGATGCTGCGTTTGCTTTGCGTCTTAAAGAAAAAGGCGTTTCCAGTATTGAAATAGGCAAAAGAATGGGTATTAATGAAAGCTCGGTTCGAAGTTTATTAAATCCAGTAATGAAAGAAAGAGCTTTAGTAACCGAACAAACCGCTGAAATGTTAAAACAACAAGTAGAAAGTAAAAATTATATTGATGTCGGCGCCGGAGTTGAAAATCAACTTGGTATAACAAGAACCAAACTTAATACTGCGATTGCTGATTTACAAAATAATGGATACAAATTAAGTTATGTTAAAGTAGAGCAATTAGGAACAGGCAAAAACACAAGTATTAAAGTTTTAACAAAAGAAGATGTCCCATATTCTGAAATTTATAAAAACAAAGCAGATATTCAAACCGTTACAGATTGGTCAAATGATGGAGGAAAAACATATAAGGCGCCGCAACCCCCCGCCAATATTTCAAAAGACAGAATTATGGTGAAATATGCAGAAGAAGGTGGAAAAGATCAAGATGGCGTCCTTGAAATTAGAAGAGGCGTTGAAGATTTATCTCTTGGAAATAAGAACTATGCTCAAGTTCGCATTGCTGTAGATGGAACTCATTATTTAAAAGGGATGGCGATTTATGCAGACGATCTTCCAGAAGGCGTGGATATCCGCTTTAACACAAATAAGCCGCTTGGCACCCCAATGCTTGGTCCAAAAGACAATACTGTTTTAAAGCCGCAAGAAGTTGGAAAAGCAAATCCGTTTAATTCTGAAATTAGACAAAATGAATATACAGATAAAAGTGGAAAAAAAAGATTATCTGCTATAAATATTGTTAATGAAGAGGGCGATTGGAATGAATGGTCAAGAACATTATCTTCTCAAGTTTTATCCAAACAAACACCAAAACTTGCAAAACAACAATTGGATTTGGCGATAAAACAAAAGCAAGAAGAATTTGAAGAATATTCTTCTCTTACAAATCCAACAGTAAAGAAGCAATTACTAGAATCATTTGCTGATGATTGCGATTCTTCTGCTGTTCATTTAAAAGCGGCCGCTATGCCACGACAATCAAACAGTGTTATATTGCCCTCTACCAAAATCAAACCAACCGAAATATATGCAACAAAATATAATGATGGCGAATCTGTAATCCTAATTAGACATCCCCATGGTGGCATATTTGAGATACCAGAACTTAAAGTTAATAATAAAAATCCAGATTTAAAAGCGCAATTTGGCGATATTCGGGATGCGGTTGTTATTCACCCTAGCGTAGCAAAAAAGCTTTCTGGAGCTGATTTCGATGGCGATACGGTTCTTGTTATTCCAAATAAGAAACAGGGCGGGTTTACAGTTGCCCCTTCATTAAAAGGGCTTAAAGATTTTGATCCACAAGAGGCATATCCCGGCTATCCTGGAATGAAAAAGATGAGCCCGGCAAATAAACAGATGGAAATGGGTAAAATATCGAATTTAATTACCGACATGACCATCAAAGGGGCAGATTCAGATGAAATCGCAAGGGCAGTTAGACATTCCATGGTTGTTATTGATGCAGAAAAACATAATTTGAATTATAAACAATCATTTAAAGATAATAATATTGCTCAATTAAAACTCATATATCAAGGCGGGGCAACAAAGGGCGCATCTACTATTGTTTCGAGAGCCAAATCTGAAATACGAATTGATAAAAGAAAAGAAGATTATAAAATAGATAAACTTACTGGAAAAAAAGTATGGGAAAAGACCAATGAGGAATATTCGTATATTAAGGATCCAAATAATTCTAAAAAGAGAATATACATTCGGTACCCCAAAAAAGATACCTATACCATCAATCCAAAAACAGGAAGAAAAATCTATGATATAGACTATGATAACCCATACATTGTTGATTCTGTAACAAAGCAAAGAAAACCGGTCCCTTCTGGAGTAAATATAATTACAGAAAAGAAAACCACTAAATCGACACTAATGTATGAAACAGACGATGCCTTTAAACTTAGCTCTGGCACAACAATGGAAAACATCTATGCTAGTTATGCTAATTCATTAAAGATTCTTGGTGATGAAGCAAGGAAAGAATCGGCGAATACACCGAACCTTGAATACTCTCCATCTGCAAGAAAAACTTATGCCCCCCAGGTTGAATCATTAATGGCGAATTTATATATTGCTAAAAGCAATAGCCCTCTTGAAAGAAGAGCCCAGCTGGTTGCGAACAAGGCCGTCTCTCTTAAAAAGGATACCAATCCAGACTTAACTGTTGCGGATCTTAGAAAAATTAAAGGCCAAGAACTTGCTCGGGCCCGTGAAAGAGTGGGCGCCAAGAAACAATCCATTAGGATAACCCCCCTCGAATGGGAAGCAATACAAGCCGGGGCCATTAGTAATAGTGTGTTAACACAGATCCTAAGAAATACCAACATGGATTTGGTTAAGCAATATGCAACACCAAGAACAAAGAAGACATTGACCACTGCCAAGTTAGATAGAGCACGATCAATGTTTGCTCGTGGCTATAATCAAGCAGAGATAGCAGAGGCACTTGGTGTATCAACCACCACATTGATGGCTGCACTAGATTTAAATACAAATGAAGAAGAAGGAGGCGATTAATTATGGAAGATAATACTCGCACTAAGATCGCCGTATTCCTAACTACAATTGATAACCCCTTCAATCCAAACACCCAATGGGATGATTGGCTCCGGTATGATGAAGACAAGGGGTACTACTCCACTTCCTATCTAGCAAGAATTGTTAAAACTTCTGATGAATTATCAAGTTCTGATAATATATTAGCAATAGAAGAAGCAATAGATGAGATCTGTGAACTGAACCTTCTTGGACTATACACTAAGTTGGTTGTTTATGAGAATAATCAAGAAGAAACCATAAATAATATGGCAATATAATATAGGGATGGGGTACTGGGGGGCTATCACTCCCCAGAGGCCCCCCCTCTCAAATCGCGCGGCCCTTGAAAATTCTCCGGGGGTAAAAATTGGGGCTCTCTTAGGGTGCTGGTTGGCTTTTTTGGTCTTTCTTCCATTCGGCGTTGGTGAGCGCCTTTCTCCTTTCAGACAACCAGCATCCTAAAAGAGCTCCAAAACTTTACATAACTATATCCAAAGGAGGTACTAACTATGCCAAAAGCACAAACAACTAAGACAGAACGGCATAGAAAGATGCCGCCAGCAAGGACACCAGAGGCCAGAGAGAATCAAATGATCTCATTGGCTGTTGAATTAGCAGAGAAACAATTAATGGAAGGCACTGCAAGCTCACAAGTTATTACTCATTTTTTAAAACTGGGCTCAACAAAGGAAAGAATTGAGAAAGAGATTCTTGAAAAACAGAAAGATCTAATCACAGCAAAGACTGAACAGATTCACTCACAAAAAAGGATTGAAGAGTTATATGCCGATGCGCTTAATGCGATGCGAAGATATTCTGGAAGTGTTGCAGCAGAGCAGGATTATGATGAAGATGATTAGAAACTATTCTGATATGATCAAACTTAAAAGTTTTGAAGAACGTTACAACTATTTGAAACTATCTGGTTCAGCAGGAGTAGTAACATTTGGGTTTGATCGATATTTGAATCAAACTTTCTATACATCATACAAATGGAAACAAGTTAGACGAGATGTTATAGTTAGAGATGAAGCATGTGATCTCGCGATTCCAGAAAGATCTATATTTGGAGGCGTCAGAGTTCATCACATGAATCCGATTGCTCCTGAAGATTTGGAACTTGAGAAAGACATTGTGTTTGATCCAGAGTTTCTTATTTGTACTTCACATAATACACATAATGCAATTCACTTTGGAAATGAAAAGAATTTATTTGCATTACCAAAAGAAAGAAAGAAAGGAGACACAACTTTATGGAAAACATTTTAGATTCAGTTAAAAAACTTCTTGGCATTGATGAAACAGATCTTAATTTTGATCAAGAACTTATTATGCATATAAATTCTGTCTTTACAGTTTTGAATCAACTTGGTGTTGGCCCAGTTGGAGGATTCAAAATTTCTTCTAATGAAGAAACCTGGACTGATTTTGTTGATGCTACTAGGTTAGATCTTGAATCTGTTAAAAGCTATATTTATCTTAAAGTTCGGTTGCTGTTTGATCCGCCACAAAATTCATTTTTGGTTGGGTCTATTGAAAAACAAATAGAAGAACATGAATGGCGTCTTCAAGTTCAAGTTGAACCATATGCAATTACGGCCGCGGCATTGCTTGAAGAAGAAGAAGAAGAATAAACAATATATTAAAGAAATGTCAGAACGTTAAAGGAATACTATGCCGTCAAGAGAAGAAGTTCAAAAAGAATACGATACTTTGTACAAATTCAATCCAGCCAAATGGTCGAATACAGATCGAAGTGATTTTATGATTAATATTTTAAAGACCATACAACCAAATCCGCAAACCGCGGTTGACATTGGTTGCGGAATTGGTGTGGCACTAGAAAACTATGGCAAACATTTTCCTGGAACAACGTTATATGGAATCGATCCATCGAATGAAGCCGTTCATATTTCCAAAGAACGAGTTCCATATGGCCACTTTACAACTGAAGATGAGTTTGAAGAAATTAAGCAATTTGATCTGGTATTTTGCCTCGGCGTCGCCGAGCATGTAGAAGATTTGCTATATTTTCTTAAAGGCTTAAAAAGAAAGGTAAAGAGTGGCGGAGTTTGTTATTTGGAAGTTCCTCACAATCTTCTATATTCTAAAGGGCCCGAAACCTATAGGCGGTTAACAACTAGAAGTCGGCAAATAGAATGGCATCTTCCACGTAAACGATGGGAGCGCATTATTCTTGCTTCGGGATTTGAAATTGTAAAATCTTATACCGGACTTAATGCCACATGGGAGTTTATCTGGGTGCTTAAATGAACTTCTATATTGCTCATCACCAACATAAAGGGCGGCCGTTTGAGTTAGCATTAAGAAGAGAACGCTGGAGACTATCTATAAACAATCCAGATGTTGTTTTATTAGATCATGCCATTAATAGAAAGAATCCAGAAGAAGGACTGGCCTTGATCGGGAAGTATTATGATGGGGGCTCTACTATAATCACATATCCTCATGGCGCAACTGGCGCTTGGTGGATGGATAGTGATTTATATAAGACCGATGATAGAATATCTGGGAATCTTGTTATCGGTGAAGGGCATAAACGCATTGAAGAAATAGTTCAGCCAACATTAAAACATTATGTTACTGGCTGGGGATTTTGCCCAATAGAAGAATTTAAGAAACCAAAAGAAACAGTTAACATCTTATTCGCGCCAATACATGCTGCTGAAAAAACTAATAATTTTAGAGACGAAGCGATCGAAGCAAATGCAAGAATATTTGAAGCACTTCTAAAACTTCCAAGTAAGTACAAGATTATTATCAGATATCTTAATCCACTTAATTCAATTGGCTTAAGAAATCACTCTAGAGCTATTTTAAGACCAGGAAAGCCAGACGGATCATATTTTGAAATAGATAAAGCGGATCTTGTAATAGCAGAAGGAACCTATATGTATCTATCTGTTGCGCGAGGAAAACCAACAATTGGCATAAATCAACATGTTCCTCCTAGACCAAATGGTTACGGTTTTAAATCTTTTAAATTAAATCACTGGAATGAATATGAAAAATATTTAGCATATCCAATAAATTTTGATGATGGTGATGATTTGCCAGGATTAATTAATCGAGCCACGAAAGAAGAGCAAACAGAATGGAAAAAAATATTTATTGGAAATAAAATGTCTTCATCATATTTATCAGATTTATTAATTAATATAAGAAACGGAAAGGAGATATAATGACCTTAACTTTGCCTTTTGGAATTGATATTAGCAAACATCAAGGGGACAATAATTATACTAAAATTAAATCAACAACCGAATATGTTTTTATTAAAGCTACCGAATCTTGGGCATATGTTGACCCAAAATTTAATGCTAACTGGCAGGGGCTATTGGGGCATAATAGAGGAGCATATTCTTATGTGTATATTGGGGAAGACCCGCTAAGGCAGGCAAATCATTTGATCGATACTGTCACAAAAGCTGGCGTTAATTGGCAATATGATCGCTTAGTTCTTGATCTTGAAAAGGGCGGGCATGGGCTATCAAAAACAGAAGTTTCACGACGTATTCTTATTATGATGGAGCGTATTAAGGAAGTTACTGGCAGATACCCAATCCTTTATTCAAGAGCTTCATGGATAAATGAGAATATGCTTATTAATGATCCTAGACTTATTAATGCGGACTGGTGGCTGGCAAATTATTTATCTAATTTAGGGTATCCATATTATACTCCAGAAATGACTCCCCCGCCAATGCTTCCGAATGGGATATCTAATTGGCTTATACACCAGACTTCTTCGACAAAGAAAGGGTCTGATGTTGGCGTTGGTAGCTATTATGTCGATACGAATCGATGGAATGGTACACGAGAAGACATGCTTTCATATTTTGGGCATGGTGGGCAAATTCCTCCTGTAGATCCCCCAGAAGAACCAGAAGAACCGGAAGAACCAGTTAAACTATTTGATGCTCGAGTATATTCTTGGGCCACTCCATATGTTAATATTAGAAAATATCCAACACTTAATTCTCAAGATGTTGGGGATATTTTGCCTGATACGATTGTACCGGTATATGAAGATCTTACTGATTGGTACGGAATTGATTCTGGGTATGTTATGAAAAAATATTTGGAGCCGATTATAGGCAACCCTCCTACTCCTCCAACAAAACTATTTGATGCTCGAGTATATTCTTGGGCAATTCCTCATGTCAATATTAGAAAAGAACCAAAAATTAATTCTACAGATGTTGGGGATATACAACCAAATACGATTGTTGCTGTATATGAAGAACTGCCGGAATGGTATAAAATTGATTCTGGCTATGTAATGAAACGATTTCTAGAAAAGATTAATCCGGTTGAATCAGGAACCATTATTAATACTCCTCCTCTTTGGCAAAAAGATCCAAGATGGAGTAATAAACTTCTTGGCAATTCATATTTGACAATCGACAATTATGGTTGTTTGTTAACCTGTTTTTCAATGATCGCCGAGGTAACACCAGACATCTTTAATAATAGGCTTAAGGCTGTTGGGGGATTTACTGGAGCAAACATATATTGGCAAATGGTCGAAGTGGCATATCCAAATCTTAAATATTTGAGAGCCATTGATTGCTATTACACGCCAGCGCCACTTGATATTATTGATTCATATTTGAACCAAAATATCTCGGTATTGGTTCATGTTGATGGGAACCCAGCAACACCACAAATTGATCAGCATTGGATACAAATAGTTGGGAAAGTTGGAAACGATTACTTAGCTAATGACCCATTAACTGGAAAAAGAATCAATTTTATGGGCGTATATAACGACCCAGCAAGATGGATTTTTAGAGTTAGAGTATTTAATAATTCAAATAAATAAGGAGATTAAAAATGTCGACGTATTCATATTCTGGGAATAAAAAACATAAAAAGAAGCAAAATCACGCGAGCGAGTATTTGCCTTACCTTATTAATGAGCTCGCAGATGAGATCGAAGTTGTTGAACAAGTATTAAGCAGAGGAGAAGAAGGGCAAGTTCTTACTGCCAACTCTAATGGAAAAGCACAATGGGCCGAAGGAGGTGGGAGTGGTACTCCTTTAGTAGATATAACCTATGCACAATTAGTCACTCTTATTGGAGCAAGCGGCTTAACTGCTGGACAACAGTATCGCATCACCGACTTTGCTACAACGCATTACATTGTGGACGGGGATAACACGCAATATACAATAGGAGATGGTGTTATTGTTGGCGCAACTGAGCCTTTGATTATTATGGCGACTGCTGTAGATAAACTGGATACAGTCGCTAAGTCTGCAACGTATCCGCAAGATATTATCTATTACGATTGGAATCCTGATAACTGGTTACACGACCTATCGTTTGCGGTTGGCGGAACAACAATCATTACTGGCTGGAAAGGGGTCATTATTTCAAGATACGACACAATTAAAGAAATTCAAGCTCCCTCTGACTGGCGCAATTGTGTTACACGTCGATGGGAAACCGCGGCCCCCGCTTGGAATGCTGAAACTACTTATGCGGCTGGTGACATTGTACGCGTCGCATCTTTTAATAGAGTGTACGTGTCTTCAGTAGGTGCTAATAATGGACACCGGCCGGTATATTCTTCAGATGCGTATTGGCAAGTTGTGCTTAACTTGGCACAGTTTACTTATTGGAACGCCAGCCCTACGTCATGGAATGGTGTGCCGAGCGCGGAAACTTATGATGATTTTCAATTATTCAACACTCTTTCAGCATGTGGTAATACAAGCATTGACACAATTATTCCAACCTACGATGAAGATAAAGAAGATTGGAGTCCTGCCACCTTATTATTAAATAGTTTATTTATTAATGTAGCTACATCCAACACGATTGGTTATGGTTTTATCTCCAATACGATTAGCTATGGCTTCCAATCCAACACGATTGGCAATAACTTCATCGCCAACACGATTGGCGAGGATTTCAACTCCAACACGATTGGTAATAACTTCAACTCCAACACGATTGACGGGTACTTCGGTTCCAACACGATTGGTAATAACTTCAACTCCAACACGATTGGCGAGGGTTTCAGCTCCAACACGATTGGCGAGGATTTCAACTCCAACACGATTGGCAACCAATTCGGCTCCAACACGATTGGCAACCAATTCGGCTCCAACACGATTGGCGAGTACTTCGGTTCCAACACGATTGGTAATAGATTCAGCTCCAACACGATTGGCGAGTACTTCATCGCCAACACGATTGGCGAGTACTTCGGTTCCAACGCGATTGGCAACCAATTCATCGCCAACACGATTGACGAGGATTTCATCGCCAACACGATTGGCGAGGATTTCAACTCCAACACGATTGGCAGTGGCTTCGACAGTACTGATTATACATCTGCCACCCACGTATACGGAGCATACGACTGCACATTGTTTAAGCGATTAGACGGAACTCTTAAGCTCCGATACTTTGATAATGATGACGTTCAGCAAGTCGTAGCTGTAACAGCATAAGGAGATTAAATGGGAACATACGCATATTCAGGAAATCAAAACAAACAAAGAGATAATCATGCGACGAATATTTGCCTGATTTATTGAATGACATTTAAGACGAGATTGAAATCGTTGAACAAGTATTAAGCGGAGGAGAAGAAGGACAGGTTCTTACTGCAGACTCTGCTGGAAAAGCAAAATGGGCCGAAGGAAGCGAGGGCGGCGGCGGCGGATTTGCTTTTGATGGGGCAAACATGAGTGTTGACGAAAACGTTGTAACTTTTGAGCTGACCTTAAATAGCTTCGCTATTTCGGGTAGCGCATTTGTATATGTATATATAACTGACTACAATGGTATTCCACAATATTTTAATGAAGACCGGGAAAGCGCAATTACAGCTAGTAGTAATGGGGTTCTTGGATTCGTGATATATACCGGAGAGCAAACAGAAATTTCTCTATCTGACCCGAATGGTGGTGTCGGCGGCGACTTCTATCTTAATGCAATCATGCCAAGCGGCGCAATAGTGACCAGTCCAGTAATACATTTTGAGATTGGAATTGCTTAGATTTGTGTATGCGGATACTTCTGGAGCCCCCGAGTAATAATAATAATAATAATAATAATAATAATAATAATAATAATAATAATAATAATAATAAAATTAAAGGAGATTAAAAATGTTAGAAGATATTTTGAGGTTGTTGGCAGGATTGGCGGGCTTAGGCGGTTTGATTTCGGTTTTGGTTAATCTACTTAAAGCCATTGGTTTGGTGAAAGATGGAACTAGCGAACAATGGGTCCAAGGATTTAATTTGATTGCATTTATTGCTGTCGCTGTTGTTTATTTTACGAAAGTCCAAGTCGATTGGGCACAGATTGATGGGTGGTTGGGGGTACTTGCTACATTCATCGGGTTTGTTGTACAATTAATTGGGAGTAAGGTTACATACGCAGTTACTAGGGGCGCCCCAGTTATCGGCTTCTCTTATAGTAAACAAAATAGCTAATTTTATTAGTCGTTATTTTAATAGAGCCCGAATAACTCGGGCTCTTAATT